CAGTCTTAGCAGTAACACCAATGTAGAAATCGCTACCGCTTGTGAGCATGTATACAATGTGAGTACGATCTGTACGCTTTTTACGGGTTACTGTTTTTGTGTTCATGTGTATATTATAACCGATCTTGCGTTTTTGGTCAACCAGTTTTCACATGAAAAGTAGTACTACAAAAGTACTACTTTTTTGGGCTAAAAAGTGTTGTTTTTATGCTAATACCGTTGTAAACTTGCAACAAATCGATTGACATCATTATACAAGGCGTACATGGTTGCGTATTTGCTGTCAAAGAAACACAGCAAAGGTTTCTTACCTAGTTTGAAATGGTACGGTGCAGTGAGCTTGCGGTCCAATGTGAGCAGTATGCCAGGGGTGGCTTGTACAGCTACAGGAACCTTAAAATCCCAGTGTTCAAGATTATATTGCTCAAACGCATCAAAGCCTTCACGGGTTAGCCGCCAGCCACCATTGGGATTTTGCCACCATTGTTGCATGGCATCTTCTACAGTCCATATGTCTGACTGAGCAGTTAGTTTTTTGGCAAGTTCTAGTTTACTTAACATCGGGGTACACTTGCGCCCCTTGTGTCAAAAGCACAACAGTAAACTTGTCTGTTTTAAATTGCGTGTTGAGTTTTTTGGCCAAGTTCTTGGCATGCCCTGGATTGGAGAAACTAACCTTTTTGTATTTAGGTCCCGGACTTGATGTTAACAAGTTACTGGTTTTTAGGTTAATGGGCTTTGAGTCGTAGAATACTGCCCAAACACCTTCGCTGGCCAACACTTGCTCAGTTTTGTATGTTTGTTTGTTAGTGTGCTCAATTAGCACATTTGGCTTGGGTCTACTCATCGTTATCTCCGTAGTTTATTTATTCCAAAAACTACGTGCTTTTAAAACCACCACCAGTTAATTCCACCTGAATTACCTCTGGGGTAGCGGTTTGCATATCACGCATGCCTTGCAAGGTCAGCAGTAATTTGGTAATATCTGCATGTAAGTCCTTGGCATCGCGCATGGTCATGGTAAAATCCTTCTGACCACGTGCTTCGTGTGCCTTGATGTTGTCAACAAAGCGATTGATGTGCAGGCTCATATTTGATCTCTTTTATTATTTTTCTTCAAGAAGGGCTTTAAATCTGGTGGAGTCCAACCCACAGGTTTGAGTACTTTACCATCTTCTCGTTTTCGAACCTTGCCAGTTTCTCGATCAACCTTGGCAAAGTTAGTTTTCATAACTTCTTTCCAGCCACCTTCTCCATCAGCACCAAAGCTGTGAAGTGCGCCAATAGTAACAACAAGTATATCTAGCAATGCATCAACAATTTCTTCGTTGTCGTTTTCTGACAATGCTTGCTTGAGTTCTTTGTGTTCTTCTTCGATGAGAGCACAGTACATATCAAACTGTGTACCATTAAACTCGTCGACGCTTTGGTCACAAGCTCGCATAAATTTTTCTTGATCACGAAACGGATTCATTTGCTTGTTCCTTGGTATGAAATGGACCTTGGTATGCATAGCGTTCCAAGGTAATAAGTTTAGGGTTCTGTACAGCTTTCCAAGTTCGGTGTTGTTTTACTCGGTACCAACCAGCCGCAAACCAACTTTTGCTTTTGGTGTCACGAGTGAATAGCGGTAGCTTTAGTTGTACGTTCCATAATGGATTGTACACACGTCCACTAACTTCGTAACCGTGTACTAGATTAGTTGGCGCAGGCTTTGCTTTCTCTGCTTTTTCAAACTCAATGCCTACATCGCGCCCGGCCATTTTGATAGTTTTAAAACGAGCAACACGATCTTCGATTTTTACTGTGTACCCATCATCGCTAGCTTCTACTTGCCCAACTTTGCGATCGTCTTTTTTGAGAATCCAGTACTGTTTATCAATTACCGGTTTAGCTATTAGTGTCATCTAAAACTCCTTTATATGTTTGATTGAGCCAACGTCCCACAGCGTCTGCGTGATCGCTGAGTTTGTTAAGCTCGTATTTGCCACAGAACTTTAGAAAATGTGCGCCCACCATGCCAATGTCTTTGTGACTAATTTGTTCACGGATAGCCGCATCTACTACATCTTTAATATCTTGCGGTTGTGCTGTGAGATCAATCAGTGTTATGTTACGCTCGTAGTCGTCAAGCACCTTGTGTTCTTTTTCTTCATGGTCAGTCCAACGCTGAAGCATGAGATTGTTCCAAGAATATCCGCGCTTGTCTCGGTCAGCAAAAGCTTCGGTTAATCCCACATTGTTCTTGGTGCCTTTAACACGCACCCCCGGAAAAGCACTAAAGACGTTGTCGCCACCATCACCGCGCATACACTTCATGAACAAGATCCACTTCTGATAGTCAGTGGGCGCAACAAAGTTAGCATCAGGTTTGCCAACACGGATCTTGCTGTCGCTTTTGATTTCAAATGCCAACTTCTTGCCCTTGCCATCAAACGCACCTTCTACTGTAAACAAGTGATCATTAACGCCGTTGTAGAGTCGAACATTAGGCGCGACCAACTGGACAAAATCTGAGTCTGTGCTTACAATCGTGTGTTCATCTTGGGGGTGTAGTGCAATCCAACGAGCAATTACGTCATCTGCTTCAGCAGTGGCGCAACGGATAACGCTACAATTTGTCTTTTCTGACAAGTATTTAGTCAAAGAATCATACGTTTCCCAGAACAGTTTATCTTCATCTGCTTCGGCTTCTGTCATTGCACCACGTGCTACAGCACGATTGGCCTTGTAGGGCTTGTAAAAGTCCTTGCGCCAGCTACGACCTTCGAGTGCGAACACCACGTGATCTGCACCCAAATCACGTGCTACTTTGTTAGCACTCATGATTGTCAAATGCAAAGCAAACCCTAGCTTGGTCCATGTGTCGGCAGCTCTGTGTGCTTGATGCCGAGCACGGAAGAACATGTTGCTGGTGTCAATAAGTAGGTATTTCATTAGTGGCCAATAGTTGGTTATTGTTAATGTATTGTAGCACATATTCCGCCCAAAAGCAATGGCCATCTGCCCCAAAATGGAAACTTTGTGGGTTTACATACTCAAAACCGTTGTTTCTTAGCACAGCATTATAGCTGTGTTCGCGGGAGTATGGATAGATGTACGCATTTTCCCAATTTTGTTGAGGTTGGATATCGCTAAATGTGCTGTGTCCGCTGAAGAACACATGGCGCACACCCAAGTCTTTAAGGTAGGTGTGCATGTTCCAAATCTTAGTGTGCGCCTCAGGAGTTTTAACATTCCAATCAACATTAACTACGTAATGTTTATATTGCTCTTCTAGTGCTGGGGGTACTGTATCTATACCACTGGCGTTGACTTGATACCACTTGCCTTCATAGAACCACTCTTCGCGTTCCCAAGTGGTCCACTGTAATACCATGAACGTATCTTGAAGTTTATCTGGGTTGTTTTTAACCCAGTCCAGTGTTGTACGGATTATGCGGTCATTGCTTCCACCTGACTGTGCTTGACATATCAATGTAGCATCCAGCGCATCAGCTAGGTGCCGTCCATAACTAACAGCTAAATTAGCAGGGTGCGGTTCTTCGCCATACTTCCATAACTTCCCGTCATCGCATGCCCATGCATACGAATTTGCAGCTTCGGCGGCTGCAGAATGGCTGCAACCATTAACATACAGTATCATTCTTGATATACAGGATTTGGAATATCTAATTCCCAAATGTGCCACTTTGATTTTGGGCCAGTAGTAGTATCTTTGAGAGTTTCTAGGGTGCGCATGTGTTCAGCTTCTTGTTGTGTAGAATAAAACCCAAGACCTAGTCCAGAGCTTCCGCCACCTCCGTAGCTTAACGACATTCCAGTTTGCTTGACCAGTTGATATATTTTGATAATTTTAGGCGGTTTGATTGGTTCCATCTTTTAACACCTTGAATGTCTCCGCGGCAACCACACGTTTGCGCAGACTTGAGCTTGAGAACGAATGATCTCGGCCGTTGAACACAATTTCAATGTTACGCATATAACATTCTTCCTGTCCCGAAAATTCACTGTGTTCGTATTCTACACCAAGCACACGAACATCAACTGGCAGAATTAGTAGAAGGTCAACGAGATCCTGTTCGGTTTGGTACACAACAACTTCATCAACATAACGGCATGCAGAAAGCTGTATCTGTCTCTCCACAATACTTTGTATCGGATGATTCTTAGTCTCAGGCCTATCGATAGTCGGGTCCGTTTGGAGCCCACAGATGAGGTAGTCACAGTGATTCTTGGCTTCCGAGAGCATGGCAATGTGGCCCGCGTGGAGCATGTCAAAGGTTGAGAAAGTGATGCCAATTCGTTTGCCTTCTTTCTTTAGCTGTTTAATGTGGTTAAAGATCATGACACTTCGGTTCTACCGCCGCCAATATCGCGAGTGTTTACGTACTGTCCAACCCCTTTGAGCATGGCTTGTTCTTGTTCCCATGTTTCCATAACCACATGTCGGCAAACATTTTGAAACCAACGATCCACAATATCAGCATCTACGTCATTGGGTTTCATCATGTAGCCGGCCTTGACCAAACGAGCCACAAAGATTTCATTCCAATCTAGTTCAAATGCACCTTGGTGTAAGTTAGCAGGATCAATATCCATTTTAAGAATTGCCACAAATGGTTCCCCTGCTTCGGTAGCTAGTTCTTTGGCTGTTTTTACTGGTGCCTTGTTTTCAGGCATAGCAGGAGCCTGTACAGGATCTGGCAACTTTTTAAATTTGTTTTTAATCCAATCAAACATTTATTTTCCCCATCCGTTTCCCCAGAGATCAACGTGTAATCTTGGACTGTACCAATAGCCACGTTTGAGTGCTTCGTCAGCAACATTAATGCGATTGCCATCATACACACTGACAACTCCACCAACTGGCATAACAAATACAGGACCAGCAAAACCACGCAAGCGATACTCATCCACTGCACGATCTAGTTCGTCAAAGTCTTCCATCTTTTCAACTACAAATTTGAGATATGCAATACCATATACCTCGTAGTCAAACACAATATTGGGCTTGATAGCATCTTCCCATGTCTCACCGCTTACACTTAACTTGGGACTTACAGAGAATGTAATTTCACCGTGCCAGTTAGCAAGATACATTTTAAAATCTCGTGTGAGTTCTTGAGTACCATTTGTTTCAAACGTAATGTGTCGCAAGCCCTTGACATGTAACTTATCTAACAAGTCTGGGTAAGCACGTTGCCAACCCAGTAATGGCTCGCCTCCAGTGATAACCAAGTGTATGGGATTACCATTTGGTTGTTGCCAGTTCCCATTAGGAATTAGAGCTTCCATCTTGGCAACAAGTTCGTCCTCAGTGTATGTCGGACTTAGATGTTTGAAATCTGGATGCCAGCTTGCATACGAATCACATCCTGTAGCAACCAGGGGGAGCTCTTCAAAAGTCTTGTAGAGATGAACGCTCTTCGCCACATCATCCGCCTCAGTGCTCTTATCGCCAGGTTTGCATCCAAATCCCGCACAAGTAAAGTTGCAGCCGAAGGTTCGTAAGAACACAGAAGGAACTCCAACATAGCGTCCTTCGCCCTGAGCAGAATAAAATAGTTCACTTATTTTTAATTTCATTGTTTATAACCTTGTTACCTTTGACATTCCCGCCTTGATGGGATTCTTATTTAGATTGATACTTTCATCATGCATTTTAACACGAGTAGATTGTTTTGTCACCCAACCTGGTAATACTGTGTCTAAATAGGCTAAATGCTCTTCAGGAGATGGGTGAGGGTCTTCTGCTTGTTTCCACCCGTCTTTAAATATTGTTTCCTGGTAGCTAGGCAATATTGTATCTAACACATCTGCATATACTTCCATAACATCCTTGGGTTCGCCTGGTTCACTTTCGCATCGTGGACCAGCTTTGAGATTGGCTAAACTAATGAATCGCCAATTCAAATTAGGTCTAGATTCTAACAATACTTTCACTGCTTTGATGTATGCAAAATCTCTTATAACACAACCTCTTTCGTCAACATGTGTTTTTAAATATTCAGTTTGATATATGGGTGTAGTAAACATGCCCCCAATGGTATGCCATCTTCCTTGTGCATACCTGTCATCTCTAAGAATAGTTGACCAACACACAATCACAGTGTCGTTGGCACCAAAATGATGCCGCTGATCGGCTTCCATGACTGAATTAAAAATATAATGATTGCCGCCTCCACTTTGCCCCCAGTTTTCAAAATAATCAAATTCTGGTGCTAAACAATCGGCCCAGGTGCTCCACCGATAGTTAGTATAGCTACAGCCAAACGTAAACAGGCGGTTCATTCACTAAGCATTGCAATAGCACTGGCCTCACCGCGACGTGCGCTGTTTGAGGCACCTTCTAGGGTGTCTACTGTGGCCTTACCAAAATTACGACGACGAGCAAAATAAAACAGTTCCAAGAAACGTGGGAAACTCATGTTCTTGTTTTCCGGGAAATCCAAATGATACACAACTGGTGCTTTTACCAGCGGTTCATCAAATGTCATAAACTCCCACAAGTTGTAATCTAATTTTAACTTTTGTGGATACTCGTGCATTTTGTTGTAATCAATCAAGTACTTCTTTTGGAACTGCATTGCTGATGCAAGCAGGTCTGCTGGCAAATCAAAACGTTGCATGAATGCTTCTAGCTTATCAAAGATGTTTTCACTTTGATTTTCCACGTGCATGTTTAATATGCTTCGGTGAATCAAGTTCCAGCCATGAATCTCAATGCCGCCAATTTCAGGATGGCGCAAGCGTCCTTGGCTCATCCAGTCACTAAAGTACTGTCGTACCTCGCCTTGTTCTTTAACGTACCAATCGTCATGTTGTAAGTACTCAAAC